CCAAAGGTCAAAATAATAAGAATAACTTACTCCCGGCGGTTGCGTAGTTGGGCCTATAACTTGTCTAAAACGGGTTTCTGTTTGGAAAACCACGTTTGAAGTATTTGTATTTCTAACATAAGGTTGTATTCCACTTGAAGAAAACCAATTATTTTGTTGTTCCGGCATCTGTTCTATTCTCTTTCCTCTTGTTGTTACATTCGGTTTAGAAACATCAAAAAATTGCCCTACATCGGCTAAATAACTTCCATAGTCGCCAAGATCTTGTCGGGCTTTCCAATAGGCCGGGGTTACATCATTGTCAAGTGCGTATAATGCAAAATATCTTTGTTTGTTTACAATATAACTATTACTAAACCTCATTTGTATTCGATACCAACCATTGTTGTAACTTTCTACGTTAAATTCATCTAACCAACCTTGTTGAACATTAGTAGGCGAAATTAACGAGGTTACTTGACCGGTTTCAAAATTAAAAATTGCAAAGTTGTTATGATCCGTGGTAAAGCTATTGGTTTGTAATTGTATTCCTACTTGCGTGTTTAAAGATCCTCTTTTAAGAAATACACTTGCCGATAAATCGCTTAACCATACAAAAGAAGCGTTTGCGTTATAGCCTATAGGCTGATATAAAGCCCCGTGTAATGGGCTTGGAACATATCCACTTCCCGTTCTTGTGTACCTAAAAAACGTTTCATTATAAGGATCAACGTCATTCGTTACAGAATTTACTTGTTGTAAACCGGCTATAGACCAATTAAGAGTATCTAAAAGGTTTTCAGTAGATTTAAGATATTGTTGAGTGTGTGGCACCATTGAAAATGACGGGCACGAATTATCCTCAAAATTAGAGAAATCAATAATTGGCCTACTTTTATCATTACACCCCGGGCCGTCACCTTGCCTCGACCAAACTCCTTGACGACTAAAATTATTCATAGGTGCATCTGTGTACCAACGCGCGTGTCTAATGCCGTTTGTGTAACCCGGGTTAGCCCCATTGGAAAGATTAACATCAACCGGATATTGCCCAACTGAAAAACCTTTACCGCCAAAACTATTACAAAGGTTTAATTTCGGCTCCACTTGTCCGCTTGGGATCGACCATATTTTAGCCTCGTTCTTTATACTCATAATTTATGATCTTGTTTAGTGTATTTGTTTGGTACCAAATCATATTTTTTCTTTAAGAATTTATACAATAATTCTATATTCTTTTTTTTAGGTTTGCTCTTTCTTATCATAATACCCAACCAACGAAATTTGCATCGTGATCCGGGTACATTTCGCCGTTTTGGTTTGCATTATATTCCGGAAATTTGGTGCTATTAAAACACATAAAATCTAAAAATCTCTTAGTATAAAATTGTGCGAAATCCCGGTGTTTATCCACAAGATAATCAACCTCGTTTTTTGTCGCTGATACGCTATTTTCTGACGTATGTTTAAACACGCCACCATTTGCCACTTGATAAGCGCTGAATGGTAGATAATCGACCATTGCAAAATGAATTAGCATATCTTTTAAATAATCTTGTACAAGCGTTAAATAATCTCCGGATAAATTACCGGCTATAATATCGTCCGAGATCCTATTGTATAAAGCCCCACCAAGGTAGTTCTGAATATGAATTTCTTGTGCTATTTTTATGAATTGAATAAACTTGTCTACATCAACGTTTCCGTCGATTATAGTGTTTCTTTTTAAATCCTTTGTTGTTATGAATAATGCGGTTGCCATATCTTTTTATTTATTCCAATTAGGGTGATGACCGCCGTTTTCCATATCGACCGGGGCAATTTTTGCGTCTTTGTGCCCGTATGGTGTTGGTTGATACGTTTTCGGTATGGATCCGGTTTCTTGGTAGTTCTTTAAATACTTACTTGGTTTAGTTTTGTTCTTCAATCGGTATAATACCGCTTCCCAAATATGGTGGCAATACGGCCCACCTTTCCAACGGAATAAATCGTATGGTTTTCCTTGGTGTCCAAACTTTTGATTAACGCCTTTTTTACTTGCGGTATCAATATCCTCAATTCTGTACACGGCCGGTTTGCCGTCAGATCCAATTCTTTTCATCATAGCTTTACAAAACTCTCTTGAATTGTCGCTCGGCCTCGTTTCTTTATAACGATACCTTACACGATAAAAGGATTTATCTAAATAACTGAATGTATTTTCGTTTTTTTGTTTGTTTTTTGGTATTACTTTCCCGGCTAACTCGGTAAATAAGTTTTCTTTTTCTTCAATACAAATTGTTGCCCAATCCTCGTGGCTCATCATATTATCATTATGATCTCTTTTATCGACAAATTCCCATTCATCGGTCATTTCATCGGCTTTTAAGCTTTCTAAAAGTATCTTTGTATCATCTTCGCCTAATTGATAAGGCTCGTTTGGATCTGCTGATAATTGTTCAACCCCGGTTTCTTCCTCAATCGTTTCATCATCTAAAATTTCTGTATCTATTTCAACAAATTCGAGTGGCTGAAGCGTTTTAAAGTATAAATTAAGCGTTATTCCGTTAAAGGCAAGGATTTTATCAAAGGCGTCTAATAAAAGCTCTTGAAAGGGCCTTATTACCGTGTTATCCATAAGTATTGAGGCCGTCTTTAGTTCATCGGCGTTATTACCAAGGCCGGATTGATCCTTAATACCTAAAAGCATTGGCGATACGATACGGTGTGATACCATTATTTTACGCATACTTTCATCTGATAAGAATTGGTATTGGTTATGCGCGTCACTTAATTGGATCGCTTCAATACTGCTTTCTGTATCGGCATTTTCATTAAAACTTAGGATAAAGCGCCCGGCGTTGGAAGATCCCGAGTATTTGTCACGGATTGATCGTTCTATTTGTGCCCTCTGTTCCTCATTAGGCACCCCGTTGTTAAAATTGATTAACATAGACGGTGCAAGGCCATTTAATATGTTGTTTAAGTGATAGTTAGCTATTTCTTCTTCAAGTTCTGCATATTGTAAACCACCTTGATAATCTACCGGGCTAAAATAATAATGACCGGCTACATAAGGCCTAACATAAAGTATTTCGATCGCTTCTTTACTTGTTCCGAAAGCCGGTATTCTTGTTGGCTTGTCAGTCGGTTTAATTGCCGACCAATCCGGGAAATAATAATAAGCTTCAATCTCTCCTTTGTCGTTACACTTTTCCATTGACAAGGTTTCAACCGGCATATGCTCAACTTGGGCTATAGTGTTTCGATCTTTAGAATAAACAACTTGGATAGCACATTGGCCCATTAGTTTTAGATCGTATGTAAGCTTTCTAACGCATTCTTTATTTAATAACGTTACGGCTTGTGCATATTCGTTTGGAAATACGCTATTATCGGTTGCATCGATCCCTTTTCCATAAATCATTTGAGAAACCCCGTTTATAATAGCATTATTAGTTGGCGATCCACTATAACGATCTATAAGGTATTTAAAATAAGAATTTTTGTCGCCAAACGTTACCCAATCTTTTTGTTTGTTTATTTGAATATCCGGCGAATTGTAATTGTTAAGATTTACAATATTAATTGCGCTTTTAGTTGATTTTTTTTTCATAATAAAATGTAATCATTATTGCCGGTATCGGCTTCCTTATATTGATCTTGGTTGTTATTGTATTTTACCGCTTGGGTTTGGTTTGTTACAAATGCTTTATCCCGGTACACGACTTTATCGTCCGAGGATCTTTTCATTCGCAAAGTATAATATTTTTCGGCCTTTAAATCGTCATTGCTATTGTTTATATCAATTTGGAAAAAATCCCCATTAATGTCAAACACATCGCCATTGCCGAATGTAAAAACCTCTTGGGTTTCATCATCAATAAATTCTAAATAATACCCACCAATCCCGTCTACTTCATAAGAAACATTGATTTTTGGTAATATTGTTATTGTTGGGGTGCTATCCGTCGCGTTAACTACTATCATATTGTATTAACGAACAAAACGATAATTTTTGCAATCTGTTCGATAAATTGTACAAAAAAAGGGTGACTAATTAAAGCCACCCCGTTTAAATACTAATTCAAATTATATCTTATGGATTTATTTGTGATGCAGAAACCGTGATACCGGTTGTTGCTAAATCTTGTGATAAAAAGTTAGCCGGTACTAATTCTTGTGCTAACAAGGTTAATGTATAACCACTTAGGTCACCCATTCCGGCCCCGGTCACAATAGTACC